GCAGAAGTTTCAGGAGAAGAATTAGGTTTTAATATAAATAATTTAGGTAATCCAACTAATGATTCTAGAGTTGTATCAGAAGAAATGGGATTAGTTGGAGAAATACCAGATAGAAAAAGAGGTGAAATATCTCCTTCCACAATTCAAGAAGTTGCTTCAGCATTAGATAGACCAAACATGGCAGATATTGCTGGTCCAAAAGCAGGCACTGTAGATAATTCAATTACTATGGAAAATATAGGTGTTCCAGGAATAGAAGATATTATTAGTGGTAATTTTGCTGAATTTGGTCCAACAACATTAAATGCACCTCCAAGTATTTCAATGGCTCAAAATCCAGAAGGTGTAGAAGACCCTTTTGATGGTAAGTACACTCCTTCTTTTGAAAAAGAAGACTTAACTGGTTTAGCGGGTTTAGTTGATAGTCTTAAAGGATATGATTTTAAAGAGGCGTTAAATCCAGAAAGTATAGTAACAGGACTTGCAGGAAATAAAATTGCAGGTGTACTGGGTATACCCGGGGTTGTAGGTAGCTTTGCTCTTAATACTTTAAGAAAACAATCAGCAGCTAGAAAAGAAAAGAAAGCTGCAGCAGCACAAGCTAAAGCAGACGCACAAGCTAAAGCAGACGCTGAAGCAGCACAAAAACAAAAAGACGCTGAAGCAGCACAAAAAATTAAAGATAAAAAAGCTGCACAGTTAGCAGAGTTTAAAAAAATTGAAGCTGCACAAGCTCAAAAAGATAAAGCGGATGCGGCACAAAAAATTAAAGATAAAAAAGCTGCACAGTTAGCAGAGTTTAAAAAAATTGAAGCTGCACAAGCTCAAAAAGATAAAGCGGATGCGGCACAAAAAATTAACGATAAAAAAGTTAAAGCAGAAGCAGCAATGCAACAAAAAATTAAAGATGCTGAAGCAGCTCAAAAAATTAAAGATGCTCAAAACCAAGGCAACAATGGTGGAAACGGTGGAGGCGGTGGAGGCGGTGGAGGCGGATTTAATTCTGATAATTCTTCAGGTTACGATGGAGGTAATTTCTGTTTCGATCCAAGAACTCTTATTCAAATGGCTGACGGTTCAACTAAACAAATTAAAAATATTCAATTGGGTGATGCTACTAAAGGCGGAGAAGTTACAGGTGTATTCCAATTTAAAGCAGCTGATGAAATTCATGACTACAAAGGTGTTACCGTTGCAGGTAGTCACTATGTTAAAGAAGATGGTAAATTTATTATGGTTAAAGACAGCCCGCTGTCCGTTAAGATCAATAAGATACCAGTAGTTTATTCTCTAGATACAAGTGGTAGAAGAATCTTTATTAAAGATATTGAGTTCGCTGATTACAATGGTGATGGTGTAGCTAAAAATTTCTTAACAAATGCAGGTGTTGATTTATCTGGATTTGACAAAGAAGTATTAAGACAAGTTGAAAATAGATTAATATAACAAATGAAAGAAATAAAATTTAATCCAGTTATCGGAAGATTAGTAGTAGTACCTAATATAAATTCAGAACCAACACCTGATGATCCAATTGCTACACAACAAGATATATTAGAATTTGCAGCAGAAACAGAATATGAAACTACTTATGACCCAACTATTATGAATGAAGTTTTAGAGAGTTTGACAGTAGATAAAACACCTGATAGTACCTTAGTTGAAGAAGGTGTTGAAACAATAACAGAGAAGGTGTAAACTAGCATATGGCTGAAATAGATAAATCATTACCCAATACTGCGACTGAAGTTGAAATCCCAGAAGAAGAAATAGTAGATGCTACAGAAGCAGTTACAGATACTTCAAAAGAAACAGAAGTACAATTAGATGAGGATGGTGGTGCAACTATTAATTTTGATCCATCCGACGCTCCTCTAGAAGGAGGAGAAGATCACAACTCTAACTTAGCAGATTTTTTAGAAGATAATGTTTTAGATACACTTGCTTCAGAGTTAATGGAAAAATATACAAATTATAAAGAATCAAGACAAGAGTGGGCTGAAAGTTATAGAGAAGGTTTAAATCTTTTAGGATTTAAATACATAACTAGAACTGAACCTTTTAGGGGAGCAAGCTCGGTTACTCACCCAGTACTTGCAGAAGCAGTTACACAATTCCAAGCACAAGCGTATAAAGAATTATTACCGGCAGATGGTCCTGTTAGAACTCAAATTATGGGTGATGCAAGTATGGCCAAGGAAGATCAATCAAAACGTGTTAAAGATTTTATGAACTATCAAATTATGGATCAAATGAAAGAGTATGAACCTGAGTTTGATCAAATGTTATTTTATTTACCTCTATCGGGTTCTACTTTTAAAAAAATTTATTATGACGATCTTTTAGGTAGAGCTGTATCTAAATTTATCCCGGCTGAAGATTTAGTCGTGCCGTACTCTGCTACCTCATTAGAAGATGCGGAAGCTGTAATCCATGTTATTCGTATGTCAGAAAATGATTTACGAAAACAACAAATCAATGGTTTCTATAGAGACATTGATTTGGGAGAACCGCCTGTACAGGAAGATGCCTTAAAAGAAAAAGAAAGAGAATTAGAAGGTATTCAAATGAATGGTTCTGCAGATATGTATACTATTTTAGAAATGCATGTTGATATAGATTTGGAAGGATATGAAGATGTTAATCCTGAAGATGATGAGCCCACTGGAATTAAACTACCTTATATAATTACAATAGATGAAGCTAATTCAAAAGTTTTATCTATAAGAAGAAACTACGGTGAACAAGATCCTTTAAAAAAGAAAAAAGATTATTTTGTACATTTTAAATTTTTACCCGGTTTAGGTTTTTATGGTTTAGGTTTAATTCACATGATTGGTGGACTATCACGTACTGCAACTGTTGCATTAAGACAATTATTAGATGCAGGAACTTTAGCTAATTTACCTGCTGGTTTTAAAACTAGAGGTGTTAGAATGAGAGATGATGCACAACCTTTACAACCTGGAGAATTTAGAGACGTCGACGTTCCGGGTGGAAATATTAAAGATCAATTTATGCAATTACCATTTAAAGGACCAGATCAAACTCTATTATCTTTAATGGGTATTTGTGTTAGTTCTGCTCAACGATTCGCGAGCATCGCTGATGCACAAGTGGGTGATATGAACTCACAAGCTGCCGTGGGTACGACTGTAGCGTTATTGGAACGTGGATCGCGGGTTATGTCAGCTATTCATAAAAGATTATACGTAGGTCTTAAAAATGAATTTAAATTATTAGCAGAAGTATTTAAAAGTTACTTACCACCAGAATATCCTTATGATGTTCCAGGGGCTTCAAGAAATGTTAAGGCAACAGACTTTGATGACAATGTAGATATATTACCTGTAGCTGACCCTAACATTTTTTCTCAAACTCAAAGAATTTCAATGGCGCAAACTCAATTACAGTTAGCTCAATCTAATCCTAAACTTCATAATTTGTATCAAGCTTATAGATCTATGTATGATGCAATTGGAGTCAAAAATGTAAATGCAATTTTACCACCACCACAACCACCACAACCTATGGACCCAAGTTTAGAACATATTGCAGCAATTAGTGGTAAACCTTTTCAAGCATATCCCGGTCAAGATCATAAAGCACACATTGATGCACATTTAAGTTTTATGTCTATTTCTATGGTACAAAACAATCCTATGGCAATGATGTCTTTACAAAAAAATATACTAGAACACATTAGTTTAATGGCTCAAGAACAAATTCAATTAGAGTATGTTGAAGAAATAAAAGAAATGCAAATGATACAACAACAAATGCAGCAAATGGGACCTGCTATGCAGAATCCACAAGCAATGCAACAAAATCCACAAGCAATGCAAATGCAACAAAGAACTAAACAACTAACTTCTATGATGGAAGCCAGAAAAGCAGTTTTAATTGCAGAAATGACTATGGATTATGCTAAAGAAGAAGACAAAATTAGCAGTGAAGTAGGTGGAGATCCATTACTTAAACTAAAATCAAGAGAATTAGATTTAAAAGCTAGAGCAGATCAAGATAGAACTGCTAATAATGAACAAAGACTTGATTTAGACACTATGAGAGCTATGATGAACGACCAACAACACGATGAAAAGCTAGAACAGAATGAAGAACTAGCAGAATTACGTGCAGGAATTTCACTTACCAAACAAACAATGGCAGACGAAAGTAAAAGAAACGATTTTGGTAGAAATTTTAAAAAAAATTAGTATAATTAAAATATAAGGAGAAAAACTATGAGTAAAGATTGGCAAAAAGGATCAACTTTCATGAACGACGACGTCAAGATCGAAAAAGAACTTGGTTGTGGTCCAGATGGCTATCCAACAGGCGGTAAAACTATCGAAATGACTAGTGGTACTGAAACACAGACTGTGACTGTTAGGGGAACTAAAGCAATGAGAGCTGACAAAAAACCTGTTAAGGCTAAGTGGTACTAAATGTGGATCTCGGCAATTAAATTAGCCGTTTCTGCTGGTAGTAAAATATACGCTAACAAACAGAGAACGAAAATGGCTATGTCAGATGCACAGCTTATGCATGCATCAAAAATGGCCGCTGGTGAGGAAGCTTACCAAGGCAAACTTTTAGAATCTAGACAATCGGACTGGAAAGACGAATTTATTTTGATTTTACTTTCGGTGCCCATCGTAATGCTGGGATGGTCAGTATGGTCAGATAATCCTGTACACATGGAGAAAATGGAGCTATTCTTTCTGCACTTTGGAAATTTACCAATTTGGTATCAAACAATTTTCGTAGGTGTCATTGCGAGTGTCTACGGACTTAAGGCAACAAATCTGATAAAACAAAAATAAGGAGCAACTATTATGAGAAACGATTATGGAACAAGACCCTATGAATCAAGATACGGAAACGCTGAAAAAAAACAAGGCGCTAACGCTAGACTTGATGAATCTCTAGGATCAAGAAGAGGAAAAGAATCTACTAAATCACAAAGTTTTAAATCTAGAAGAGATGAATCTAGAGGAGCTAGTAAATAGTGAATAAGGGAAGAATGAATTTAGCTGAAGAGCTTGGTAGACTTGATAATGAAAAAATGAATGCTAATAGAATGGATGAAAAAAGCAGAGTTATTTCTGAACTTAATAAAGGTTATAAAAACGGTGGAAAAATTTGTAAAATAGCTATGAAGGGCAAAGGAAAGGCTTATGGTAAAAACTCATGATGAATAGACCTATGTATAAAGCAGGTGGTAAAGCTTTAAAAGCAGTACCAAAAGGAAAGAAAAAATCACTAGGAAAACTACCTACTAAAGTCAGAAATAAAATGGGCTTTATGAAAAAAGGTGGCAAAGTAAAATAATGAAAAACTTTTTATGTTGGCCATATGAAATTATCAGAACTGTTTATACTAAATTAGTAGATAAAGTTTTTGGTAAAAGATG